CTATTGAACCGAGGTTACGCGGCCCGAGGCCCCATCGACCGTGACTTGTACAATGCGCCCGTCCTTGCGCAAGGCTGTGATCACGTAGAAAAATCCCTTATCGTTACGGCACAGGTTCGCCCGCACCACATCCGCGTTGGGAAGCTGGCGGCGAGCCGTCACGACGGCGGCGGCGGGGGGTACGACGTCCCGTCCCGTCACCGCCGCCCGCATTTCCCGCGCGGGAAGGCAATCATTCAACGCGGCTTTCATGCCTTGGGCATGAGCCGCGCCGATGAGCCCCAGCCAGGCGCAGATGAAAATGCAGAAGCGCATGCCACATTTCTGCGCTCGCAGCCGTGAATGAACCCTGAATGGCGTTCAGCCACGGCTGGAACGGTTACGCTGCGATCTGCCGGGTGGCGAGAATGCGAAAGACCGTGGATGCAACGAAGCTCGCCGCCGCGATCAATTGCACGATGGCGTCGCTGACGGCCGTCGTGTCCACCGTGGAAATGTCATATCCCAGTGCGCCCACCGCCACGGCGGCAAGACCGACAAGATTAGCCCAGATGGTGCGGCTGGCGAGGATGGCTTTGGTGTCGAACATGGGGTCGTCCTTCTGTTGAGAAACGGTTTGAGCAAAGGCCAGAGCCCGCTGCTCCACGGCCAGCACCCGCCGTCGCCAGCCGCGTCCGAAGACGGGCCAGGTGCGCAGGCGCGACAGGAAGCCGATACGGTGCTGCGTCAAAGACCGGATCAGCACATGCGGGTTCGCAGCCCGAACTGCGGCGATCGTGTCCGCGCCGACGCGGCCGTCGACGGAAACGTGCAGGATCCGCTGGAGGCTTTTCACCGCGCGGGCGGGACTGGAATTGACGGCAAAGTCGAACAGCGCGAGGTCGACGCCTGCGGGAAGGTATCCAGCAAGGATCGGACGCCAGTAGAGCTGCCGGTAGATCGCCTTCGCCTGATCGATGGTGAGCGCTTGCACCTCCTCCAACGTCACGGGGCGCATGCGGATCTTCGCCAGCGTTCCTCTCGTGATGCCGTATTTGGTTGCGCCGCCCGGGTCGCGCGGATGGTTGGAGAAACCGCCTTCATGGTCGAGAACAACCGCGACGGCCCGTTCGAAAGATGAACTCATGGCAATCCTCACGCGAGTTCGGCGTTAAGGCTGATCCAACCGCGATTTCCAAGATGCAAGATGCCCATCGACCCGCTCGCGCCGCTAAACGAGGTTCCCGCGGTGAGGCGAAGCACGAGCGCTTGCGCACCTGCCGCGCCGTTTGACGCGATGGTGAGAGCGCCCGACAGCGTCACCCATGCTTGGCCACTCATGTCGAAGTACGCGATCTGGTTCGACAAGGGCGAAGCGGCGGACCAGTTCATGGTGCTCGCGGCGACAACCGGCGCATCTCGCATGGAAACGGGCAGCGTGCACGGGATGTCGATGGCGTTCGCGCCCACGCGCATCCCAAACGCTCCGAGCTGACCGGCGGCGGTGAGAGGAAGTTTCTGGAAATAGCGCTTACACAGCGCTTCCTCCGCGTGAGGCAGGTGCGCCGCCCAGGGCGTCGCCCTTCCACCGTGCTCGAGCTTGAGCCGACGCAGGAATGTCGCCTTCGCGGTCTGCAAACGCACGAGCAGATTGCCGGTTTCGGACGCAGCGAGCGTGAGAGCGGCGGAGCGTCTTCCCGATCCCGCCTTGATGACCGCAGACACGCTTCCGATGGCGACCTGAACATCCTCGGTCGGATCATCAACGGAGATTGTCAGCGTGCGCCCGGCATAGTTGGAAACATCCGCCAGGATCGGCGCAAGCGCGGCTTCGACAACCTGCTCCACTGTGCCGGACAGGGTGAAGCCGGTTTCTCCCGATCGCGACATACTGCAGCCGCCCGGCCCGCCGCGCCAACGGTCGAAGCCGAAGAAGCCCGATCCCAGTGCGCCGCCGATGAAACCACGCTGGTTCACTGACATTGTCGGGTTGAACAGGAGGTTCGGGCTTGTGCCGCCCGTCTGCGCTCCACTCGGAAATGTCACGTAGCCGGTCGCGTTGTCCACCTTCACCGCGTCGCGCCAAGTGCTGCCGTCCGAAGACACACGGATGCTGAAATCATCCGAGCCGACGAGCCCGCATTCCGCCCGCGCCTGGTAGCCCGTCTGGTAGAGCTGTGACAAAACGTTGGCCGCTTCGCTCTTATTCAGCACGATACGAAGATCGCCCGTGCCGAATTCCGCCACGGATGATGCGGTAAATAACGCGGCGTTGCTCTTCACGGCGAGACGATTGATGTCATCGGCTGTGGTTCCGACGCCGAGCCTGTCAAGGCTGTCGGGATCCTGCCCAAAATCGGACAAGTCGCGCCAGTTTGTCCCATCGAAGACCATCAGATGGTTTTCGCTGCTGATGAAACAAAGCCATCCGGCTTTCGGGTCGCAGAAATGCCAGCCCGCCGCATTGAATGATGCAAGCCTGCCGATGTTTCCCGCAAACACACCCGTTGGCGATGAACCCACGAGATAGCGATCGCCAGCGATCGGCTCTCCTGGAGGCGCATCGCGGTCCCGCTCCCTCACGGACAGCTGCACGACCGCATCGAGAAGGCTGAGAGCCTCGTTATGGGTCACGTGCTTTTGCGCCTGCGCAGCCGCAAGGAGCGGCAAGCCGAGATTGCTTGTCGTTGTCATTTCGTTTCCATTGATGAGGAGTGATCAGGCCACAGATAGATGTGCGAGCTTGGAAAAGCCGCGTCCCACCACAGCGCTCACCTGCGCGACCCGGATCGAGAGCACCGATTGCGGCCCGCCGAAATCGGCGGCTTCGAGCGCAGCATCGTAGATCGCGGAGGACCTATCGGTGACGAGGGTGCGCCTCACGCTGGCACCGTGAAGGATATCGATCTCGTATCGCTCGATAGCCTCTCCTAGTGGCACTTCCGCCTGTTCCCAACCGTCTCCGCCGGTGCGCGTGCGTCGGACCCATTGGAGGTGCACGGCTCCGGCGACGCGCCGCGCCGAGATGTGCACCGGGGACAAGGGCTTCAGCGGCTCCGCCGTGACCGTCCCCGTGAAGGTGACACCGGACGTATCGCCATGGTCGCGTCCCGAAGGGCCGATGCGATAGCTCCAGGGCGCCCCCAGGTCATCGACGGCATCCGACAACGACGTTACAGCCTCATCCAGCCTCACAATGGTAGCTCCCGGCTGCACCATCCGTGCCGCCTCGTCCTCGCTCCCGCCAAGACCGCGCAGAAAGCGGGACAGGCGGAACGTGGACGTTGCGATCAGAATCGACGAGGCGGCGGAGAAAATCTCCCAGCGCCCATTCTCCCCCCGGATCGCAAACAGGTTGCCGCCAGCCAACGCCGCCTGATCGTCGAGGGAAGGAATGCTGCCCGACGAGACCTCCACATCAAGACTTGCCCTATCGTCTCACCGCCAAAGCGGCCCGGGTGGGAGCGCGTTCAAGGTCCGCCCGATGATTGCGGGAAGATCAAGAATGCGGTGAGGTACGTAGCTTGCGCCATCCCGCGAACGCCACACCGTCAGCGAGCCTGGCCACGGCGTGGCGGCGGCGGCCACATATTGTAACGCGGGAGGCTCACCGAACGTGACCGGCAGATCGAGCACCACGACATGAGGTTTGCCCGGCACAGGAGGCGGAGACTGAGGCGGCCGCGGGGCGGCACTGCCCGGCGTTTCGAAGACCGCCGGTTCCACCGCGCGCGTCGACACTTTCCGCGTTTCGCCGTCGATAATGCGGGTGATGCGGTGAAGGCGCGGTCCGCTCTCGGTCAAAAGGGAAATCACATCGCCCGGTTCCAGATCGATGCGGCGTGTGGAGACGGCGAATTCGGCGCTCTCGCGACCCGCCCACAAATCCTGCAGCCAGGCATCCGCAAGCCGCTGTGCCTCGACACGCCGCGTGACGATGGCTGTATCCGCCCGTGACTCCCGTCGGCTTGCGCCGGACAAGCGGCGCGAAGCAACGGCGGCACGCCGGTAGTCGACTTCACCCTCAATGAACCCGACCTCCACCTGCAGCGGCAGTTCTGTTTCTTGCGAGCGTGTCAGGTTGAGCGAGGGCTCCCCGTCTTCCAGCACAAGATCGTCCGCGGTGATGACAGGGGCGGTCTGGCCGCCGCGTCCTCGCCAGGACAGGACGCCCCCGCTCGCCACCGCATCGAAGCCGAAGATCCGCGCGAGCGGTTCAAGGGCAGCCCGCGCGGACATAGGCCGGTCGATCACGTAGCCATCCATGAACCCGTCCAAGGGAATATCCTGTGACGGCGGAAGGCCGAAATCGCGCAGGATATCCGCGACGAGATGATCGAGCGGCGCGCCTTCGATCCGTCCCGTGATCCAGTGTCCGGTCTCCCAGTTGCCGCCATCGGCCCAGACCGTGCTGTAGTCGGGAAAAGCCGGGAAAGGCCTCGCATCCCAGGCCCAGACATAAACATGTCCGGGGTCCACCATGCGCCCGTCATAGACCGAAGAGATCGGGTTCGATCCGCTCACATACCCTTTCAGCGACGGATCGAAGCGGGACAGAATGGCTTCAAGCCCGCGCGCCTGCGAAAGGTCGTCCCGCGTGCCGCGCGAGGATGGCGGATAAGCGGATTCCGACGACTTGGGATCGGGAAAGACGTTGGGACCGTTGGGTCCCTTGTCGACGGCGGGAATGCCGATTTCCGTCAGCCAGATCGGCTTGGATTCCGGCGTCCAGGATGTGGTGCGAATCTCAGCCCCGTTGAGCCGCTCCACATGCCTGTTCGACCACCAGGAAACCAGGTCCTTCGCCCGGTAGATCCATGGCTTGTCGTACGCACCATCTGTAATCGGCTCGCGCCTCTGCGCGTTGCGATCAGCCGCGTCATCATAAAACCAGTCGAAGGCTTCGCCGCTGCCGAGACGCTCGCGCAGATAGTCGACATCGTAGGCGCTGCGAGCCACCACCCGGTCCTTATGGTTCGGCCCATCGCGCCAGTCGGAAATGGGCGGATAATAATCGATGCCGACAGCATCGATGGCCGAATGCGCGAATAATGGATCGAGGGGGAAACGGACTTCCTCGCCGCCGTTCAGTACATGCGCGCCGTACTCGGTCCAATCCGCGCCATAGGACAACTTTGTCGACGGGCGCAAGATTGCGCGAACCGATGTGGCAAGGCTGACGAGCGCGTTGACGGCCGGGTACACGCCCGATGCGGAACGCACGCGCGTGAGGCCGATAAGTTCGCTGCCGATCATGAAGGCGTCGACGCCGCCCGCTTCCTCTGCGAGGCGGGCATAATGCAGAACGAGACGGCGATAGCACCCAGCTTCGCGTGAACCAGCTGTTCACCTGGGCCAGCGCCCCGCTCGTACCATCGGGCGAACCCTCGATGCCGGGCGCGGGATGACAGGTGATGCGCCCTCGCCAGGGGTACGGCGCTTGCCCCGTCCCGCCATACGGGTCCGGCAAGGTGTTGCCTATCTCCACATCCATCATCACGAACGGGTAAAGCACGACCTCCAGCCCGCGCTTCCTGAGGTTGCGGATCAGGCGGATCACCGAGGCGTCGGACGGCGTGCCACCATAGGCGGGCGAACCGTTGACCTGCGATACGGGCTGCGCGTCTTCACGGGTCAAATCCGCGACCGACCATTCCGCTCCGTCCGTCGACTTGTTGTTCACGTCCACGCGCGGGGTGATGGTGCACGACCCTGCTCTCAGGTCGTTGCCGAACCAGGACACCACCAGCGACACGCGCTTGAGATTGGGGAGCAAAGCCTGCATCGCGTCGAGAGACGCGTCCACATCGCCGATCCTCTGCATCTGGTGGCGGTTTTCCGGCTCCGTCTTGCCAAGGCCGAGCACGCGCATGACCGGCGTGTCGTCATACCCGAACTCGCTGGCGCCCGGGATCAGGCACACGGCGCGGATCATCTTGTTGAGGCCGTCCACAGGCCGGATAACCTCGAAGGCGAATTGCGGAACGCGGTTGCCGAAATCCGCCAGGGGCAGGCGCTCGAACACCACGTAGGCAAGACCGCGATAGCCAGGAGCGTTGGCGGCTCCCTCCTTGGCGACGATCAAGGGATCGGCAGGCTGGTTCTCGTGGCCCTCATGCAGACGCATGGTGAGGGTCGTCAGGTCGAGCTCGCGGCCATCGGCCCAAACGCGGCCCACATAGGCGACGGGTCCTTCGCACAAACCGATCGCAAGGTTGGCGAAATAGGAATAGGTGGTGGTGACGGTTTTGCCGCCGCCGCCCATGCCCACGCCCTTCCCGCCCTGCGTGCCGGATCGCTCCACTTTCGTGTTCGCCACCTCCTCCAGGCGCGTCGCCCATATGAGTTGTCCGCCAAGACGGGCGCGACCGTACAGGCGCGGGATTGGCGAGCCCTCGGACGACGTCAGGCCGTCGATCTCCTTCAGCCTCGCGGCCCTTCGACGACTTTGGTCTCTGATCCACCGAACAACTGGCTGTCGATGGCCGCTCCCGCCAATCCGCCCAACGCTCGCCCGGCCATCGCTCCCAAAGGTCCTGCCACCATTCCACCGACAACGGAGCCGACGGTTTGCAAAACGATGGTTGCCATTAATCGACCTCGGGAAAGCGGAAGGCGTGGGACAGGTGACGTCGCCACCAGGGCGACAGGGCGACTTCGGAAACGCAGGCCCCGTCATGGGCATGGATCATTGCATCGCGGGGCGTGGCGATGGCGCAGTGTTTGGCGGGCATGTTCGCGCGCCAGCGAAAGAGCAGGACATCCGCCGCTTGCGCATGATGCGGGTCGATCTCCACGAGATGCTTCCTCGCCGCCGCAACCAGCGTGTCCGCCCCCGCCTCCGCCCAATCGGGCGAATATGGCGGCGGAAGTTCGGGCTCGCGGCCATAGGCTTCGCGCTAAACGCCACGCAGGAGTCCGAGGCAATCGCAGCCGACACCTTTCAGGGAAGCCTGATGGCGATAAGGCGTGCCGATCCAGCCGCGCGCCAGCGCGATGATTTGAGAATGATGCATGAGGTTACCGGTCGTCAAAGGCGGGCTTGACCACGCCATCCACCGCTTGCGACGTGGAAGAACGTGGATACGCGGGTCAAGCCCGCGCATGACGGGGCTTATCCATAACGGCTATGCATTCACCGAAAGAAGCTTCCGCCGTCGAGCCCCGGCTCGCCCTGTTGCGGAACGCGGATGATGAAATCGTTGCCGGGCATGTGCGGGAAGCCGCGAAAGTTCAGGGCATTCGCGAACTTGTCCCGGCAGGTGGTGTGACGCTTGTCGCATCCCGCATAGATCCGAAACGTGTCTCCGGCTGCGATCGCCTGCGGCGCCCGCTGCCAAAGCTCCAGATCGGCGGATGAACCGGCTTTGCGATGGAGCTTGATCTCCACCGACACGCCGTTGTTCGCCCCGCTCAACCAGGTGATCTTTCCCCCGGTGCAGAACCCGTCGGCGAAAGGCAGGCCGGAGGCAGACACGACGAGCCACTCATCCGTGCGCGTTACGGTGCCCGTATCGGTTGGGACGGAAACGCCGCAGCGCGGATCGCCGAGATCGGCGGAGCAGGTGGCGCGGTAGAGGCGTCCCTTCTCCTCATCGAGACGATGCATGAGGCCCCGCACCTCAGCCACGAAGCTTCCATCGGCGCGGCGCATCTCGCCGATGGTGCCCACATCGAGAAGCAGGCGCTGGGAAGGGTTGGCCCAGTTGACGAACCATGTTTCCACGCTCGCGTCGTCATAAAGACCCGAATGCACATCGTCTTCCGTAATCCCCGCCGACATCAGCGCTCCGGCCACGTCGCCACCGCCAACAGCAAAGCCGAGCTCGGATGACACTTCCGCCGCCTCGACCCCGGAGCGGGCGGCATAAGTCACGCCGGAGAATGCAATGTCGCGGTCATGGTCAGTAAAGCCGAAAGTCTTGCCGTCGCGGCGGGTGAGTTTCCAGCAATGACAAAGCGAGGTCGTCCCTTCCGCAAAATGCGCGGAAAGGCCGGGTGGTATGGAACGCATCGGTTTTTCCTGAAGCTAGGTGACGATCTCGACCAGCGGGATCTTCGGGATTTCCCCCGCATCGAAGGCGGACAGATCGATATCCAGTTCATCGGTGTCGAACCGCACGGGAACGTCGAAGGCAAAGCCCGCCGTGATCAGCGCGCCGGGCGGCGGCGGCGCGGCGAACGAGACGATGCCCGTGGCCGGATCGCAATTAAACGCTGCTCCGACCGTCTGCTCGACACCGTTGACGGCGACGCGCACCGTGCCGCCAACCGGCTTCGTGACCGGACGGTGATAAGGCGCAAAGCCGCCGCCATAGGTCTTGATGAGCGCGAAAGCAGCCGTCGCTCCGTCGCCGGTTCCGATATGCTGGTCGCCCGGCTCCGGATTGCGGGCGGGTGTACCGGAACGCCAATCCGCGCGGTCGCGGTAGCGAAAGCCGTAGAGCCGCCCGCGCCGTTCCTCGAAAAAGGTGATCACCGTGTGCAGCGCGTCTACCGTACGTACGCCAAGGCCCGCATCGTAGCGACGGCGTGCATGAGCCCAGCGGCTGTTGCGGTGCTCACGGCCCGATGCGAGCGTGACGATGTCGGTACGGCGCACGGGACCGCCGCGGCTGCCCAACGATATGTCGAGCGGAAACCGCACCTCGTGAAAATCGGCGGGCATGAAAAACCTGCTATTGTAATGGAGACGAAGAACCGATCACATGCCACGCTGGCCGCGCGATACGGCGCGGGCCAGGGCCGCCGAGACTTGCGTTTCGGATCGGCGGAAACTTTCAGCGTTTGGCGTGGACACGTTCACCGTGACCGACATGGGACGCGACCCGCCTCCGCCGCGCACGCCGAGCTTGCCATCGGGGCCACGCGCCAAGGGCATCACCGCTTCCGCCCCTCGCTCGCCCATCAGACCAAGCCCGCGGCCAAGCGGAAAGTACGTGGGTGCGCCGACAACGCCGCCCTGTGCAAACGGCATCACCATGTTGCCCGCGAACACGTTGCCCTTCGCGCTCGCCGTGGCACCACCGAAAAGCGAGGCGATGCCTTTGAACAATCCACCGAAAAGCCCCCCTGTTTGTGGAGGTGCAATGGAGTCGGTTCCGCCATAGAACAATCCCTGAAC